CTCTGCAGGATCTAACCCAGCTGCAACCTCTAACCAAAGCAAAAACTTGTTTCTATTTAGCAAGACGGAAAACTGGGAGTACCACACAGAGGTAAGCTCAACAGATATACCAGAACACCCACAAGATCTTTATAAGCTGGCAGATGGAACTACACCAGAGGGTGCACTTGATAGCAGCATTAATGTCGCAGAGTCCGTATTCCAGGCAAATGCAGACGACATTGTTCTTGACAATGCTGTAAGGACTTCACGTAACGAAAGACCAAGATTCTTAAACAATGTTGTATTTATGTCAGGAGACTCTTGCTCAGTATATGGTTCTGGAGACGACAACCTTTATATAGATAATGACTCTGAATCTACAGAATATGACCCAAGGCACATTCACATTAACGGATCTACTTTTGACCTCGACAGGTACTCCCCTCAAGATGAGATGAAGCTAGCGTTTTCGGTAATCAATAAAAACGCAGACTCTACTTACCCAACAGACGTAAAGATCATTGTAGAATTTGCAACCCCAGAGGGATCTAATAACCCACAGTATGCTAGGTTTAAAACACATCTAACTGCAGTGTCTAATGACTTTGCAAATAACAGATATTTTGTTGTTACTAAGAAGCTGGAAGAGCTTGATAAAAGTCCAGAGTTTTCTTGGACAGGTGCAAGTATCGTAAAGGTTTATGCAGCAGCCATAGACTCCTCGACAGAATTTTCGTCAGACTACTACATTGCCCTAGATGCACTCAGGGTAGATAACGTAAGCTCACGCAGTCCAGTATATGGACTAACAGGCTATACGGTAACTAAAACAGAGTCTGGCCTTCCAATTATTAAAAATGCAAACACGACCAACCTTGTCGAGTTTAGATTTGCCATGGACGTGAAATAATGGCGGATTCAGGTATTAAAAAGATTGTTATTCCACAGTCAGATTTGCCTCCAATCAATAGTGATGAAGAGCGGTATGTTGTAAGATATCGTATTATTTCAGATGACCGCAACAGGGTATCACACTGGTCTCCACAACACCTGATAGCACCAAGCCCACTAGATGTTCAGGATAACTCAGGCATAACTCTTACATCTGCTAACGGAATGATTACCGTGCAGTGGGAAACTGAGCCAGGAGATACCTCTTCTTATGACGTATGGGTTGCTTGGGGGACACAGTCTGGAAGCACTGGCCTACCAGAATACAAAGCAACAGTTACGGGAAACTATATCTCACTTCCAATTCCTGCAAATCAAGTTTCAGTGCAGGTATATATACAGAATATGTCTGTTCCAAGAAAGCTGATGCCAGCACTAACAATAGCCAGAACTGCCATTGTTGATGTGATATAATTAATTATGGCCATTATACCGCTACCAGAAAGAGGACAACCTCTTGACCTTGCATATGTTTATTCTTTAGCAAATGCTGTCAATGATTTATCTGCACAGATCTCGCCTGCATCGTCTAAGACTACGACGGTGGACACTATCATTGGTAAGCAAACACTAAGAACAGCAGACACCAAAGTTATTGGCGGTATTAAAAGGGTCACGAACAACAGTATTGTTACAGCTGGAAACGAGAGCACATTCTCGTATGACTTTCCAGCAGACTTTAAATATGCTCCAATAGCAACTGCTACAGTTGTCAACGTTGGAGACACCCCAGCTGGTAAGGATGTTTCGGTGGTGCTTACGTCGATTACCACATCAAGAATTGAAGGACTCGTCAGGTTTGGCACTTCTGGTGAAGTGTCGGTATCTGTAAACATTATAGCAATCGGTGTTCCTAACTAGAGGTCACAATGGCACCCAATCCAAAACGTGGATACAGAACTAGGGAAGAATATAATGAAGCACCAGTTATCCCTGGAAATAAAAAGGTATGGTTTCTAAATGGAGATTTGGTACGCAGTCATCACATTAATAGGTCTAATGGAATTATGTCTGTTTATAATATTATTCAAGATAGAATTGAAAGCTGCTTACTCTCGGACTTTAAGAAAAACAGAGAGCGTGCTTACACAGTTGGAGAAACTGCTGATCTCGTAAACAGGCACAAGAAGTATATGCCACAGCTTGTCAAGCGTGGAGTAATCCCAGGACCAACAGGAAGCCAGAAGGGTGGCAGCACTGGCTGGCAGGTAAGAAGTTATTACTCAGAGTCGCAAGTTAAAGAGATTCGTGATATACTAGCTACCTATCATATGGGCAGGCCTCGTAAAGATGGCCTAGTTACAAATGACATAACTCCTTCTCCGCAAGAGTTGACACGGAGGATGGGAGATGGTATACTAACGTATACGAGAACTGAAGACGGAAGATTCATTCCAGTGTGGTCTGAATCTATTTAGAGAAAGAAACGGGTATGAATAACGAAGACACTAAGGTCAAGGTTGGCCTAGGATACACCCTTAATCTGGGTAACTTCCAGTCACTACGTGTTGACATCGAGGTTACAGACAGCAAGCGTGAGGGTGAGAACACATCAGATGCGTTTGAGCGTGTCTATGAGTTTGTTGAGAACAGGCTAACTGAAAAGGTTAAAGAGGCTTCTGCCCAGCTAGAGAGTAAGTAATGGCAGATCGCAAGGAGCGTTTTGCCTTGCTAAGCAGATACTCAAAGCTACATACACAAAAGTATGAGGCAAGGCCGCAAATTAATTTAAATGTAGAGCAGTGGGCATCCGATGCTCTTGTAGAGTCGTATGGACTCCAGGAGTGCTATGACCTGCTCGAATACTATTTTGAGGTGGCACAAAAGCCAACATGGAAATATTTTGCTAACTATGCACAAGATATCATAGACAAGCGAAACCAATATGCACAAGATTTAGAAGATCGTAAACAGCGAAGACAACAAGCAAAGAAGTGGTTAAGTGAAAATTAAGAAGAGGCGTTCATATGAGCAATACAGAAGCTAAGTTAATATCAGCAGTTCTATCAGACAAGCAGGTTCACGTTTTGCTACAGGCAAACGTAGAAAACCTTTTGACTACACACACAGATGTGTGGCAGTTTATTAGAAGCTACTACGAGAACAACCTCACAGCTCCACCAGTAGATTTAGTTATAGACAAGTTCCGTGACTTCGCACCAGTAGATGGCGTAGGTGCTACAAAGTATCACCTAGAAGAGTTGCAGCATGAGTTTATGAACACATCTCTTAGAGAGTTGCTAAAGACTGCAGCTACTGATGTACAATCAGACAAAGCATCGGAAGCACTTGAGATGCTTATCTCAAAGACTGCTGAGCTCAAGAAAAACTCTTCTGCTATTCGAGACATTGATGCAACAGATATAGACTCAGCAGTGGCCTACTATGAGCAAGTTCAGAAGCAAGCAGAGCTAGGCATAACAGGAATCAAGACAGGCCTTCCTGGGTTTGACGACTATCTTCCAGCAGGAATTCAGCCAGGACAGCTTGGGGTCTTCTTAGCCTATCCAGGTATTGGAAAGTCGTGGCTCTCCCTATACTTTGCAGTGCAAGCTTGGAAGCAGGGCAAGTCACCAATGGTTGTCAGTCTTGAGATGAGCGAAACAGAAGTTCGTAACCGTGTATTTACTATTATGGGAGATGGACTTTGGTCTCATAGAAAGCTATCTGCTGGTCAGGTAGAGATTGATGACCTCAAGCGTTGGCATGGAGAAAAGGTAAAGGGCAAGCCAGAGTTTCATATTATTTCTAACGACTCAGGTGGCGAGGTAACTCCTTCTGTCCTTCGTGGAAAGATTGATCAGTACAAGCCAGACTTCGTAATTGTTGACTACCTGCAGCTGATGTCTCCAAACCAGAAGTCTGACAATGAGACGGTGCGTATGAAAAACCTATCTCGTGAGCTAAAGCTTATGGCTATTTCTGAAGAGGTCCCGATTATTGCTATCTCATCGGCAACACCAGATGACGTTACCAAGCTAGACACTGTTCCAACATTGGGTCAGACTGCATGGTCTCGTCAGATTGCATATGATGCTGACTGGGTAATGGCTTTGGGACGTGGACCCAACTCAGATGTCATTGAATGTGTATTTAGAAAGAACCGTAACGGATTTATGGGCGAGTTTTTGGTCCAGGTAGATTTCGATAAAGGTTGGTATAAGTACCGAGACTTTGAAGATAACTAGTATAATAGATGCATGAAAACAGTACATCATAAGCCTATAAAAAGGTTCGGACTAGATGGAATCATACTAGACGATGCACAGATTGTCCGACTCAAGTCTGAATACATCAGGCTTTTATGGGTAGAGATGAGACTGAGTGGGTATGTACCAAGACTAGATATTGACTTAGACTTTACAATACAGTATAATCAAGAAAAAGAATATTTTGAATTCGAACTCTCAGTATACGGAGTGTTCGTAGGAAAAAGGAAAAGCGAATGGATAATAGGACTAGACGGCTCAAAGGCAATTCATACTCAGCCGAGCAAATCAAAAGAGTACTCGCAGGGAGTGGCCTCACGATTGAGGGCGAAGTAGATACAGACTATCTACTGTTTTGCCCTTTTCACCCAAACCACAGGACTCCTGCTGGTGAGGTAGATAAAGAGAGTGGCACATTCTTCTGCTTCTCATGCCACCACATTGCTGATCTTATTAGTCTTGTTATGCATACAACTGGAAGAACATATTTCGAGGCTGCACGATTTATTAAGAGCAAAGAGCAGCAAACCAGCATCGAAGCTGATATAAATAAGAAACTAGTTGTTAAGCCAGAATACACCCCATTTGACGAAATACTAATTCAAAGACTTAGCAGTCAGGCCTTGGAGTCTCCTAGGGCTACTAGATACTTTGCTGGCAGAGAGATCACAGAATCCTCTATGAAAAAATTCTTGCTAGGATTTTCAGAGAAACAGGATATGGTAACTGTTCCAGTTCATTCACCAACAGGAATTCCCGTAGGATTTGTTGGTCGTTCTATAGAAGGCAAAGACTTTAAGAACACGCCAGGTCTACCCAAGGGCAAAACTTTGTTTAACCTACATAGAGTTAAGACAGCAGACAAGGTATATGTTGTAGAGTCATCATTCGATGCCATCAGACTTGACCAGTGTGGAATCCCAGCGGTAGCAACCCTAGGTTCCAATGTTTCTAATTTTCAAATAGACTTGCTTCAAAAATACTTCAACAATATTTATGTTGTTGCTGATAATGATGAGGCTGGCGGTAACATGAAAGATCGTATCGTTGAAAAGATAGGGTCTAAGGTTACTGTATTACAACTTAATAAGGAATACAAAGACATAGGCGACATGTCAGACGAAGAAATAAAAAATCTTGAAATATCATTTGACAAGTCAATAGCCAATATGCTAAACTAAACAACACACAAATAGGAGAAAAAATGAGTGTAATTAAAGGGCTAAAAGATATCAATGCACTACTTGATAAGCCAAAGTATGAAGGAACAGGACAGAAGGTCCGCTGGGTAAAGCTAGCAGATGGTCAGTCCTCTAAGATCCGATTTGCTGAGGAACTAGACTCAGAGTCGGCACACTACGCAGAAGCTCGTGGGCTATCTGTCGTTATTGCACAGCACACCAATCCAAAGGACTACAGGCGTTCAGCTGCATGCTCTATGGATTCTGAAGGTCGCTGCTATGGTTGTGAGATGGCCCGTAAGGACCCTAAGAGTGGATGGCGTTCAAAGCTACGCTTCTACTGCAACGTGCTAGTAGATGATGGCCTAGAGGACCCATACATGGCAGTATGGTCGCAGGGTGTAAGCAAGCAGTCTGCATTCAACACTATTCGTGAGTATGCACTAGAGACTGGTAGCATCTCAAACCTAACATGGAAGCTAAAGCGTAATGGCCAGGGCACTGAGACCAATTACACTCTAATTCCTACTAAGCCAGATTCTGAGCCATTTGACTGGGGCAGCTTCGAGCTTTTCAACCTAGAAAAGGTTGTCCGTGAGATTCCTTATCCAGAGCAGGAGTCTTTCTACTTCGGGTTTGATTCCCCGTCTGTAACTGCTACCAACGTTGATTGGTAGGGGTTGCGTTGAGCTACAACGGACTTCACGTTCACACACATTACTCTCTGTTTGATGGCATAGCCACACCAGAAGAGTATTTGACTCGTGCCCAAGAGATTGGCATGAAGTCTCTAGCAATTACAGACCACGGTTCACTTTCTGGACACAGAGAGTTCTATCGTATTGCTAAGGAAAAAGGCATTAAGCCTATCCTTGGTATTGAGGGGTATATTACTAATGATCGTAAGGACCAGCGTGCACCAGATGTGCGTGACGGACTTCTAGACCTAGTATATAACCACATCATTGTTCTTGCTAAGAATCGTGTAGGACTTGAAAATCTAAATAAGCTCAACGAAATTGCGTGGACTGAAGGATTTTTCAAAAAGCCACGTTTCGACTACGAGGTGCTAGAGAAGTACTCAGAGGGACTAATCGTCCTTTCTGGGTGCCTCTCTGGTGCCTTGGCAAAGGCTATTGAGGCCGAAGAATTGGCAGAAGCCAAAAGAATTATTGAGTGGCACAAAAGGGTATTTGGTGAGGACTATTACATTGAGGTAATGCCACACAACCCACCAGAAGTAAATAAGCAACTAGTAGAACTAGCCGATAAGTATGGGGTTACTCCAGTAATTACTCCAGACTGCCACCACGCACATACTGGACAGAAAGAAATCCAGGAACTTAAACTAATCCTAAACTCTTATGCAAATAAGGTTGAAAAG